TAAAAGTTTTGACTATCAAAATGTCAAGTCTTGAGCAGTATAAACCACCAGTGCCAGCAACTGCCGCAGCGGCACCTATGGGCGTCAGTAACCAATCCGCAAATGGGGATGGCGGAATAATTATCAACAATATTATGGCTGCTTCTGCTGGCGGCGGGGGTGGTGGTGGGGGTGCATCTTCACGCAATGGTTATAGAACTGCTGACACTGCTGCTCCACCAGACGCAAGTGGCACAGCAGCATTATTAAATCGTTCACCATTCGCAGTTTATAGATAATGGCTAATTTAAACGCACAAGTAAAAAAAGTTGAAATAATTGATAAGTCTGGTGTGTCGCATTTATTGACAGGCAACAAACCAGAAGCACAATTACTCAATATAAAAATTGTAGAAAGTATTGAGTATTCTACAATGATAGCAGAATTGATGGTTATGGATACTGGCGTAAACATGATTTCTTCTATACCCATTGTAGGATTAGAAAAAGTAAAAATGACCCTATCTGTTCCTGAAATGTCAGAAACAGAATATAAATATGAATTTCAAATTTATGCAATTCGAAATAGAATTGTTTCCGATAGAAGTCAAGCATATATTTTGGATTGTGTATCACCCGAAGCAATAACTAATGAAGTAGTTAGGATAGGCGCTACTTTAGCAGGACCAGCAAATGAATTGACTAAGAAAATTATAAAAGAAAATCTGTCATCAAATAAAAGAATATTTGATGAAGCATGTCTTTACAACATAAAAGAAATACCAGCATTAAAAAGACCGTTTGATGTAATTAATTCTTTCTTGCCGCGTTCCATATCATCTGCTGCATCATCAACATCTGGAGCAAGAAGTTCTGTTTCTTCTTCATCGAGTGGAAGCAATACAGCAAGGACTGCTGCCGCAACTGCTCGCACTGCTGCCGCAGTGGTTTCTGGTTCGGCGGGTTATTTGTTTTTTGAGACGTATAATGGATATGTGTTTAAATCTATTGACAGAATCTTGACAGAAACACCATATCGATTAATGTATGCTTACAGTAAAGCAAACGCATCTGAGAATACTCAAGCACCTAATGTGATTTTAAATTACAGTTTTGTAACGCAAGAAAATATTCTTGAGAAATTAAGACATGGTGTATATTCCTCGATGATGTCATTCTTCAATCCATCTACTTTGCAATATGAAGAATACTTCTTTGATTTAAGCAAAGAATATCCACAAATGGTTCATTTAGGAACCGACAATGCTTTACCTGACAATGTTAAAAACTTGTCACAATATCCTTCTAGAGTAATTTTTCAATCATATGATAATGAGACATTTCATAACTCTGCATCTCCAGCAAGTTCTGGTACACAGTATCCAGATTTTAAGAAGCAATGGATGGCACAAGCAATTAGTAGGATGCAGATACTAAATAATCAGGTATTGAATATCCAAGTCCCATTGAATTTTGAGTTGAGGGCGGGCGATAAATTAAATATTAAATTACCTAATCTTTCTGTAGAATCAAAAAGAAAGGAAGATATGTTTGATGAAACAAACAGCGGGTTATATTTAATTAAAACTATTTCATATGAAATCATAAGAGATAATACAAGAGGACTGGTAGCAGTCAACAACATTACTTTAATCCGCGATAATTTAGGAAGTTAATCATGGACAACATTCGCAAACATATTGAACGCGATAAGGAAATACTAGATGACCCTTTAGTGTCATCACAGTTTCGTAGACACGTAGAAGAAGAATTAGAGTCTTTGCAGAGATATCACGAAAGACATCCAGAGGATGAACATGACCCAACTCCATTGGAATTATATTGTGATGATCATCCAGGAGCAATAGAATGCAGAGTTTACGATAACTGATATGATACCCGAGCTAAACACCCCAGTAGGATTTTTAGGTAGAGATGGTTTCTACTGGTGGATGGGTCAAATTGAAAAACGCGATAACGTAAAAAAAGCTTATCGTTATAAGGTCAGGATTGTTGGGCAACATGTTATGAGTTGCTCATCGGTAAGTCCTGATGATTTACCATGGGCAAATGTAGTGTATCCTGTTACTGCTCCAAGTAGAGAAGGGAATAGTAATTCAACACCAGTTAAATTAGATAAAGGTGACTGGGTTCTTGGTTTTTTCCTTGATGGGCAGACAGGTCAACAACCAATGATTTTAGGTGCGCTACACAAAATTGTTGGTAGTACACCCAACCCATCTTTTTCCCCAAATTCTTATGGTAACAGTTGTTTAGCTTTCAAGAGATCTTTTGCCCCAACAAATACATATGTATCGGTGCCAAAGAGCGAGCAAGACCCTGCTACGCCTCCAAGCAATCCAGGCGGCGGTGGTGGTGGTGGTGGTTCCACACCCCCAGTAATTAGTGGTTCTAAAGAGGAAAATACCAAAACTAATCAATCAGGAAGACACCACTGTGTTATTTTACCTGATGCTGGTTGTAAAGACCCAAAGAAAAAGCAAAGTGATTTTGAAAGAGTTTTATCAGAATTTTTCGCATCAGTTCAAAATAATGGTGGGCAAATAGGAACACAGATTCTTAGCGATGTTACTGGAACACTAGTAGATTATTCCAATGCAGCAAATGGATACATCACTAGAATATTTGGATTAGCTAGAGCATATATTGGTGCAGCAAAAGCAGAACTATTCAAGCAAATCAAAACTGGAGTTTCTTCTTTACTCAAAATATGTTTGGGTATTCCAACGCCAACACCTCCAGACGCCACTGGTGCAAAAGCTCCAAAAACCAGTAGCAAAACTGGAATTCTTGGTAAACTAACAACTTTTTTGAATGATTTGTTGGGTAAAATTAATTGCCAGATAGTAGATTTAGAAACTGCAATTTTAAACTTTTTAACAAATTTAATTTTTGGTTTGATTGAAGATATTGTGAACGGTGCAACTTGTATTGCTGAATCTGTAGTTTCACAAATTTTATCAGAACTAGAGTCATTTCTTTCAGGAACAGTTGCTACAATTCTTGGCATATTGCAGGATATTTTGTCGATTGTAGCTTCTCCACTGAATATTCTGGGAGCAGCATTACAATATATCTTTCAGTTATTTGGCATCTCGTGTAGTGGACCGTCAAATGAGTGTTTAAGTGAGGAGGAACGAACATATTGCACAAAACAAAAAACAAAACCAGGAGCATCAGATTTTGCAGCTTTAGATCGTTTGATTGCCGACGTATCTAAGAATGGTGTACTACCTCTTCAAACATCATGTGAGTCTGCATTGGCGAATCCATGCCCAGTAGCAACAGAAGCTTATGTGACTGGCGGTGCCCCAGTAACTACACCACCAGATGATTCTTTAACTGTTCTTCCTCAAGTTGTAATTAGTGCTAGTCCACCTTCAGTTCCATATAACGGAAGCACCACGATTACGTGGACAAGCACAAATGCAGATTCCGTTGTTTCTTCTAACTTTGGTGCTACGACAACAAGTGGGAGCCTATTGGTAAATGATTTAACGTCTGATACCACTTATCAAATAGTTGTGCAGGGTTCTGATGGTGCTGGAGGAACTTGGAATACTAGTGCTAATACTGTAGTATTTGTGGGAATACTAGCATCTCCAGCACCTCCTGACCCACCACCATTACCTATTCCTGGACCACCACCTGTTTCAATATCTTCATCTATTGTTGGAACTATTGTGGTTGCTGGTAGTTCTTCAATTACATCATTGATTGGCACAATAGACACAATAACTGTAGACTCCATTGCTTATGTAAGCATTTCATCTACTTCTAGTAATTCTTTTGTTCCTACTCTTGCGACTAGCATTGCCATTGGCACTACTCCCATACCTCCTTCTGCAGTCCAGGTACAATATTCATTGACGACTAATAAGACTTTAGTTACAACATCAGATACGGTAACATTTACATTTAGCGTTGTCAATGGTTCTGTTCCTAATGGTACTGTATATGATTATTTTATTTTTGGTTCGGTTGAATTGAATGATTTTGTTGCTAAAACCATAAAAGGAACTATGACCATGACAAATGGTACTGCCATAGTTAACATACAAACTGCATCTTCTTTTAGTTTTTATGGCGAAAAGCCAATGTCTTTTATTGTATTGCAATCTGGAAATTCATTAGCTTCGGTTGGATTTACATTATCAAATCCATCCCCAATAATTCCTACTTCTCCTATTACTCCAGCAATAATAAAACCAGACTTGTGTAAGGTAGAAGTTGATAGTAAAGGAAAAATTATGAGTGTTGGTATTTGTGTAGTTGGTACACCATATGCAAGAAAACCAATTATTACAATAACAGGAGAGGGGCAGGGAGCATCTGTTGTGCCTGTTTTAGATGAGAAAGGATATCTAGTAAAAGCAAAGGTATTGAGACCTGGCATTGGATATGTTCCTACTAGATATAATCCGAATTGCATTATCGATGGGTTTATTATTATAAGACCTGGAGTTGGTTACACGCAACCACCAACAATCTATGTCGATGGCGATGATACAATTGCTAAAGCAGTTGTCAATTCTAGCGGTTACATGATTGATGTCGAAGTAATAAATAAAACTAAGACATTTGACACATTTCCAACTATTGAAATAATTGGTGATGGGATGGGAGCAAAAGCAATACCAAGCTTGGGTTGTCTTGACGAAGATTCATATAAATCATATGTCTCTGAGGTTGCTCCTTCTGGTACAGATAACGTCATTGACTGCCCGTAAAAAATTATGGCAACGAGTTGGTTAGAGTTACAATCAGATTTAAAACGAGGCGCAGCTAGACTTGCCGTTCCTAAATCAAATTTAGGATGTGGTTTAACATACACTACAGGTACGCCTGGTAGTATATTAAATTTACCAGACCCGTCTGTATCTGCTGCTAGTGTTACAGACGCACTGAATTCAGTACAAGATGCAATAGATCAATTTGGGTCTGATGTCATGTCAGTCCTCCAATCTATTGGTGCATTTGTACCCGATGGATTATTTACTGCAGACTCTGCTGTAACTTCAACAACAGTTGATAGAGATGCGCCAGATGCTGTTGATCAACATAGTACTGAAACGATGGCTGGTGGTAATATCGCAGTTACTACTGGACATGATACGCAAACAGGCGATTCTTTCTATCAAATACGAACATCATCTGGCTCTGGTATAACATTTGATACTCAAGGTGGGTGTTTTATCACAACAGCAAAAAATCCAGATGAAGATCCAGATACTGGAAAGTTTGTAGTTACTGCTAATGGCATGGCATCATTTAAGTGTCGTGAAGGAGTACTCTGGGAAATTAATAACGATAATAATATTAGAAAAACTTCGTTTGGTCTAAACCTTTTAAATGGTGCATTAGAAATAGCAGTTAATGTTGGTGATATTACAATTAGGGGAAATGATAATATTATTATTGAAGCAGGAAAATCATTAGAACTAAAGGGGTCTGATGTTAAAATACATGCTGGCACAGGAACTGGCACACCAGCTAAGGACGGGAAACCAGTTACTGATGAACAATCAGGTGTTGTTGAAATTAAAGCAGGTGTTTTTAAAAATTCTTCTATAACACAACAAAATATAGAAGGAGCTAGTTTTCATAAAGTAACGGGTGAAAAAACTTTTGTCATGGAAGATTCACAGGCAGCATTTACAATTGAATCTAAAGGTAGTTTAGAACTCAAGTGTAAAGGAGATATGATCGAAACTATTGGTGGCAAAAAACTCACCAAAGTAATGACATATTCACCTGCAGATTTAGTTTTAGATGGCGGCATTCCTCCATTATCAATAATAACAGATCAATCTGCTGGATATTATATCACAAATGCTCAACCAATGGTTCCAGCTGATTCTGCAGAAGCCGACCTCCCAGGAACATTATTACAAATAGTTGGTAGTGGGCCAGGTGGTGCGGGTATTAAAGTTGATGCTGGTATCAAAGGAAATATTATTTTTACTACTCAAACAGGTAATATTGCTTTTGCATCTGAAACTTCATTATACGCTGATATGACACAACCTAGTGTATCGCCACTTGATCCTAAGTTGATGAAAGGATTAAAACCAGGAATGTATATTGGTGCTGCAACAAAAGCTGTTCAAGTATATAGCGATACTGAAGTTGCAATGGGATTAACCGTTGGTCTTGGTCCACCGAAGGCTCCATTCACGGATAATTCTGTTTCTGTAAGTCAGAAAGGAACTTATATTACTGATAGAACAAGAGGAATCTATCTGAACTGAGATTGACAAACACGCTAAATATTGCTATACTAGCAATGTGGCGCTTTGAGAACCGATGAATCTCCAAAATCCTTCAGAACAAGCTCTTAACAAAATCATTGTAGACCTCTATAATAAAAAGGTAATCATCAGAGGCGAAAATGAAACGACACTCACCTTTAGATGTGCTACAATCAACGAGTTGGTTGCTCTCAAAGAAAAATGTAGTAAACTCTTAAAGACAGAGAACTTCATTTATCGCTAATGCTGGTTTAGCAATCTGGTGAATGCAACGAACTCATAATTCGTGTGAGGTGGGTTCGATTCCCACAACCAGCATTTGACAATCCCAGCAACGTCTGCTATGATTGTTTCATACAAATGGGAGCATGGTGGAATCGGTAGACACACCAGACTTAAAATCTGTTGGGCAGTGCCCGTGGGAGTTCAAGTCTCCCTGCTCCTATTTCTCACTAAATAAATTGTAGTGGGAATGTTATGAAATACACACTATCACAAGCATATGTCTTTTATATGGGACAGGTTGTGCGTATGTATTTCATACAAAATCTTCCATATACGTTTGATGAATTACCTCATATAATTCAAGATCATCCATCAGTTCAAACTGAAGCATTATCTCATCAAGATTATGATGATGAGGACATGTGGAGAGTATCAAATTATTTAATTATGGAAGAAATGCATCCTTTGATGTTTGACTTAGAAGTAGAAAACCCCGAATTGTTACCTAAAGATGATTGACGAATTTTGTGAATACTTTGAAGGAACTTTTGAAAATAAAATGCAAGCAATGTGCGAACCCACAAAGTTTGCTATGATTGAACTACTTCATATTCCTTATGGTGAGCGTAAATATCGTTGTATTCAACGTTATTATGTTGACAAGAATCAATATCGAAATACTATTATTTCGGTAGAACAACAAGATTCTAGAATTCTTGTAAAGAACTATAAGGAAAAAACGCCTAACAGTGAGCAGTTGACATACCTAGAAGGATGTGATACAATATTTGAGAAGATAGGCAATGAGTTTCACGGCAAAAATCTTTGTAAGACCTGCTATGTGAATTGGTCGGGGAAACAAACCTACCTTCAAATAGAGAGTATTCTTGGAAGAGGATACTATCGCGTTATAGACAAAGGATATGACGTAAACACTGACGAACATATATGGGGTTCCTTTTATGGGAGCTTCCAGTTCGTCAAATCGCCTGAGTAGCTCAGCTGGATAGAGCAACGGTTTTGTAAACCGTAGGTCGTCGGTTCAAGTCCGACCTTAGGCTTCCGTGTGAAGGAAGTCAGAACTCCTGGGGTACGCCCCAGGTTTTTTCTTATAAATAACTCAGAAGAAATCACCATATCCACGGGTAACTGAGAAGATGCCATTAACAAGATTAGATAATCTCATCTCAAGTAAAACTGGAAAATATCTATACGTTTCACCTGATGATTTTAACGCTAGCGATGCTTTAGATAATAGAGGCAATTCACCTCTAAGACCATTTGTAAGTATTCAACGTGCTTTTCTTGAGGCTGCAAGATTTTCGTATCTTCCAAACGTAGATAATGATAGATTTGACCAGTTTACTATTATGCTTGCCCCTGGCAATCACTATATTGATAACCGTCCAGGAATCAGTGATGTTGCTTCTCTGCCAGTATTTCAGTTTAATCAATCAACAAATGAATGGGAAGCTAATTCTAATGTAAGTTTTAATTTATCTGACCCAGATAATATTCTATATAAGTTCAATGGTCGTGATGGTGGTGCGACTATTCCTAGAGGTACATCATTAGTAGGTACAGACCTTCGCAGAACTCAAGTTCGTGCTCTATATGTTCCTGACCCTGCTGATACTGATGTTCCACGTACATCACTTTTTAACGTAACTGGTGGTTGTTACTTCTGGCAGTTCACCATTCTCGATGGTGATTTTTCTTCTGGTTCTCCTTTATATGATGCCACTTCTGCTGTAGGTAAAGTTTATACTCAACCAAATAATAGCACAAACAAAGCTATTCCTGAATTCTCTCACCACAAAATTACAAACTTCGTGTTTGCCGATAGAGAAGATTTGGGATTACTATACAGAAAAATTGCTCGTGTATTTAGCGATTATCAACCAACAATTGATGATGTATATGTAGAAGGTTCAGTCAATCCAGTTACTGATGCTTGGTTGTCTACTGTAACCTATCAAATCGGTGATAGAATTCTTTATAATGGTGATGCTTATATTGCATCTGCTTCAAGTACAAACGTGTTGCCAGATAGTGATGAAACAAAGTGGGGTCGTCTTGTAATTCGTGGTAGAGAGCTTGATTTTAGAGTTCAAGAAAATAGAATCGTTGGTCCATTACAAGATGCTATCAGAATTGATTCATTAAAAATTCAAGATTCGGTTCCTGTTGGTGTTGTAACTGTTACCGCAAGAACAAAAATTAACCATGGATTGTTCCCTGGTCAGTTTGTTGCTGTTACAAATAATGGGTTGAGTATTAATTTGAATGGTGTATTTAAAGTTGCAACTATTAGTCAAACAGATCCAAAAGAATTTACCTATACGGTTCCTACCACTGCTAGCGGTTTAGGACTTATTTCTGGGGCAGTTTATAATGCAGTTTCGAGTCCTGCTTTAGATACAAACGCCACAATTCAATCGGAAATAGACTCGGTAGAATCTGCTTCACCATACGTCTTCAACGTTTCAATTCGTTCTGTGTGGGGTATTTGTGGTATCTGGGCAGATGGTAGGAAAGCAACTGGTTTCAAATCAATGGTTATCGCCCAATATACGGGTGTTTCGCTACAGAAAGATGACCGTGCGTTCATTCGCTACGATGAATTTAGCAACACATGGAATCAGGCACCGTTAACTGATGCATTTGCTACAACTCCTTATCACATCAAAGGTGATGCATATTGGAAAGATGAATGGCGCAACTTCCACGTTCGTGCTTCAGATGACTCATTCATTCAGAACGTTTCTATTTTCGCTGTAGGTTTTGCTGACCACTTCTTACTTGAGAGTGGTGGTGATATGTCTATCACCAACTCCAACTCAAACTTTGGTAACACTTCGATGCATTCGAAGGGATTCAAAGGATTTGCGTTCAACCAAGATAAGGGCGGATATATCACTGATATTATTCCACCCCAAACTCTATCGACTTTAAATATTTCTAAGCAACAATACTATTCTATTGATGCTCTACTAACAAGAAGCACAACCAATAACCCATCAACATCCAAGTCAAAGCTTTATATTGCTTCTGAAGATGCTAGAAATCCAGAAAATCGTCCAGCAGCTTCTATTGCTGGTTATAGACTAGGTGCAAGAAGAAATGAAAAATTATATGTAAAACTAGATACAACTGGTGCTAAGTTTGGTGAACTTAATCCTTCTGGATTTAAGAAGTGGACATCTAGATTAACCACACTAACACCTACCAGTGCACGTTCAAGTGAGGATGCAACTAAGTTGTATGTTGCTAGCAGCACTGGTTTTGCTGTTAACAACATTGTAAGAGTTGATAATGAGTATTTCCTTGTTACTGCTGTTACCCCAACTTATCTTTCTGTAAGCAGAGCACAATTAAATAGTCTTCCAGCAACGCACACAGCAAGCACTGCTGTAGTTAAGTATGTTCAAAATACAACTGTATCTACTGTTGTTAATGAAACTGTAGATGCAACTGAAACCATTTTAACCTTAACCAGTTCTGCTGGATTTGCTGCTAATGGTTATGTACAAATCAGCAATAATCAAACCTCAATTACTGAAATTGTTAGAGTTATTTCTGTAGAAAGTAATGATATTGTTGTACAACGTGCTGCCCTTGGAACGACTGCTGTTTCTCAACCAGTTAGTTCTGTCGTAACTGCAACTTTCTTATCAAATACATTCTCAGCCGCATCTCCTGCAGTTTCCACAACATTAACGCAAGCATATCCACAACTTATTAGTGCAACTAATACTTTAAGTGAAACTGATTACAACCTTGCTCAAGATGCTGCAAACCTAATTGATTCTAACAAAGCATTTATTCAAGCGGAAGCATTTGGATACGTTCTTGAAAAGTATCCTTTCCTACAAAATTTACCATACGTCAATCCAAACATCACAGCAGAAACTGGTAGATATCGTGATGGAAGCAACTTAATTAAAGCAAACCGCCAAGAAATTATTGATTATGCGTTTGCTCAAATGCAAGCTGCTTTCCCAACATTCACTGTTCCTGGTGTAAATGGCAATGACAAGTGCAAGCGTGATATTGGACTTGTTGTTGATGCTATTTCACAAGACTTATATGATGGTGGTAACTCACACACAGTTGATGCAACCAAATTATATTTTGATAGCAACGGAGCATTAATTTCTAATGGTTTACTTGGTGAAGAAATACAGTCTGTTTATGCTTTTAATCGTGCAAGAGATTGGGCAAAGAAAGCAATCTCTAACTTATTAACTAGCACATCATTATTGTCTGTAAGTTCTATAACTGCTAGCGGAACAACTATTACAGTTACTACCAGCACTCCACACAACCTAACCAACGGAAGCACAATTACTGTTGGTGGTGCTACACAATCTGGTTATAATGGTAACTTCACTGTTTTAGCTGCTGGATTAACTTCAACTCAGTTTAGATATACTGCACTCACAACCCCTGCTGCTTCGCCTGCGACTGGCGCATATTATGTTTCGACAATTATTATTGATCCAGTTAATGATGATGTAACTGTAGGTAGATTTAAAGACGCTTATAATTTAATTAATTTAAACCGCCAAGAGATTATTGATAGAGCATTTGCTGAAATTGCTATTCAATATGACGAAGCTGCATGGGGAAATAATTGGATTGTTCCTGGTGATACAGTCACTACAAATCTTTCTCGTTATCTTGATGCATACAGATTAATCCAAAAAAATAAACAAATTTTAATTGAAACTGCATATGCTACTGTAGTTGCTTCCCCACCTTCACCAGCACCCACTGACTTACTAAACAAGTGTAAGCGTGATATTGGTTTGTTTATTGATTCAGTATCACTTGACATTTTCCTTGGCGGCGGTAATAAGTATACTCGTAAATTCATTCAACAATATTTCTCCAACAATACAACTTTACTTACAAATGGTCTTGCTGGTGAGATAACACAGTCAATCACAGCATTTAATAAAGCTCGTGATGCAATGAAATCAGCAGTAACAAATACTCTTGCTGCTTTCTCTGGAGTTGTTACGTCAAGTCCAGCTGGTGGAACTTGGCAGGATGGTACAACTGGTACTAAAGTTGTATATACAGACCTTACTATTTCTTCTGGTCCTGCTACTTTTGGTGGAGGTGGTGGAAACATTGCAAATAATAATGCTGCCGCTTGTTCTGATGTCAGAAGTGCAATCGATACTTTAGCATCGCTGGTCCAGACAACTTTAACTGCTTCGCCTCTTGATTTAAGTGCGATGACTGCAGAATCAAATGGAATAGCGGAGGGTCCAGGTGAACTCAAGTGTATGCGCGATATTGGAATTATCGTTGATTCTGTTGCTCAAGACCTTTTCTGGGGTGGTAACGAGTTTACGGTTGGTGGTGTAAGAGAATACTTTAATCTTGCTGGCACACCAATTTCAAACGGATTGGTCGGTGAAACACTTCAATCTGTAATTGCTTTCAACGCAGCCAGAGATGTGGTTAACAAAGCAGTAACAAATCAATTATACGGTAAGAATCTAAACATTTCTTATGGTCCTGCTACTGTTGGTGGAAGTGGAGGAAACGTCACCTATACACAGTCTGGTAATAGTGCAACATGTATTGATGTTCAAAATGCTGTAACTAATCTATTTGCTGTTGTAACTGATGTAGTTTCTGCTGGTACACTTAATAATCTACCATTAGTAGATAATGGTGATTCTGATTGTGCAAACGTAAGACAATCAATCGATAGTTTGGTTGGTATCTTGACAACAGCTCTTGCAAATGGTAATCTAACGAATCTGCCCAATAGAAACGAAGGAACTTGGTCTCAGATTGGTGAGAATAGCAAGTGTAAGAGAGATATTGGTTACGTTGTAGAAGCAATTACTTCTGACCTAAGACTAGGTGGAAACGTTAGCGCAATCAATGCTGCTGAATCATACTATACAGCAGTTCCTTCTGGTTATGTTTTAGATTATATTGAGAATGAAAGACCACAGACAATTGATGCATTCAATTATGTAAGAAGTTTGGCTATCTCAGCAATGAGAAACCACAATACATTCATCAATAATGCATCTACAACCAATGGTTCTCCAATTGTTACTGTTGCAAGTACGATTGGTTTGGCAGTTGGTATGCGTGTAAGAAGTGTCGATGCTATTCCAACTAGTTCAACTTCCACATATAATTTCACCGCAACAATTCCATCAACCGCCTACATCAAAAAGATTGGTGATGGTACAAATGGTCTTGCAACTAATCAAATTCAACTTGGTGTTCAAGGAAGCAAATTTGATAGTGGAACAACTGTAAATGCTACCTCAACATCTTCGACGGTCAAGTTGTATGTTGAACTCACGCAAGGAGCCTGGGCTAACCCAGAAGTGGCACCAGTTGTAGATACTGCAGTCATCCAAGATTATAATTACCTCGCTGCTGGAGACGCTTCTACAGGTGCTCCAGGTGGAGAGTGTGCATCCGTTGCAAACACTATTGTTAACTTGACGAACGTTATCAGTACAGTTCTAAACAATGGTGTTGGTAGTGTTCCTAGAACTTATTCAAGCTTGAATACAGGAAGTCTAGCACAAAGAGCAACTCTATTTACACTGACTGAAAATGATAGTAGCGGTAATCCAACAACAAACCCACACGATTTAGAAACAGGAACTGCTATTAGATTAGTTCCTAGAGCAAAAACAGGTGTGCTGGTTGATAAGCGACTAATCAGATTACCTAAAGGGTTTGATACAAATACAATCTATTATGTAATTGCTCCTGGTAGAAAAACAGACCCATTTGATTATTCAAATAGCGTTGGATTTAATGGAGCAAACCAACAAACACTAATGCTTGCAACGAGCGTAGAAAACGCTGCAGCTGGTATTTACATCTATTCTTCGGAAACAGATAACGTTGATGGAAATGTTGAGGTTGATGTTTATCAGTATGTTCTAGATACTTCATATGATTTACACAAATATCAAACAACTATTGCTAATGGTAGTTCTGAAATACTAGAAACTGCTGCTCCTCATATTTTTGATAAACCAGCAAACAATGTAACACCACAGAAAGTATTCTTCCGTGTTGCTAGTGATATTACTGGTTCTTCTCTGCCTACACTTTCTTCCACTTTTGGTGGTACTACAATTAGTAGCAAAGTTGAATATTTTGTACGCTATGTAAGTAGCAAGAGATTTAAGATTTACGAAACATTTGCGAATGCTCGTGATGATATTAGTCCAGTTACTTTCCAACCAGGAAGCACTGCAGTATTCTACACATTTGCTAATAAGAAGAGAAGCCCAATGCGCTTTGATGCTAGCGTAGGTAGCACAGCAATTAGCGATAATGGTTGCTGGTTTATCAATACTTTATCTTCAAACAACCAGATTATTCCTGTTCTACAGACCAGTGGTATTGGTTGGGAATCAAGAGCAAGAACAACTGATACTTACTTTGAGCGTGTAGAAGATTCTCGTGCAAAAGAAGATAGAATTTATAGATTACGTTATGTTATTCCTAAGAATCTAAAAACAGTTCGTGACCCTCTACGTGGTTTCGTTCTTAAGATTCGTACAGATGAAAAGAGAAGATTGTTACCACAAAAAATTCTTCTCAAACCAACTGCTGCTGGTGCATCTTTAGCAACAATTAATGCTCCTCTTACTGGGGAGCGTTTGGGGTTAACCTTTGCTGAATTGCAAGCTCTTAATCCTAATTATGATACTACAACTTATGACCCATCACCATTTGGCAATCCAAAGAGAATTGAAACCACTTCTAAGGTGGCGTTTACAATTCAATCTGCTAGAAAGAAAAGAATTGCTGGTAAAGATTATCTAGAACTTAAAGTATTTGATATTGGAATTGACTCGGAAGCTTACAAAACGCAGTTATTTACTACTGTCAGGATTTCTTCTCCACAGGGAGGAAATGGTTCGTTTGTAGCAAGTATTCCTAATATTCAAACAGGTAATCCAAATGCTATCAACAAAATTACTTGGAGTGGTAATTCCAAAGGAACTGCATATGTTCATTCATATTTTGCATATGAAAATGATTATTATCTAATCCTTAAAGATTTTACTGGTAATTCTGAAGTTGCTTATAATGAAAATGTAGCAACTACATTTACACAGGGTTCTGTAACTGCAACTCTATTAGATTCTCCTAATGGAGGAAGATCGGATATTAAAAATTACTTATATGTTGTTGAAGGTGCTAACGTCTACACCATGACAGTTGGTGACACTATAAACGATGACAATGGTGTATCCTATACGATTGCTGATGTTGAAGATTCTGAAGAAATGGAAAGCACCTTCTATATCTTTGATATCAATACAATTCGTAGAAGAATTGCTGGTCAGCAAGATGGTGTTTATTATCTAACATGCTTACGTGGTGATATTCGTCCATATCCAACAGGTTCTGGTGTAGGTGAAAACTTCAGAAACTTTAGATTCTCTCAACCTGTTTCAAAACTATATCCCGAGTTCTATAAAAATGACCCAGAATGGTATAAAGGAATTGACCCATCAACCGCAACATTAATTGACCCACCTCCAACTATTTCAGCAGCGGATAACTATGTTCATGGTCTTGTAACAGTTAGCGATTCTAAAGGTTCCGTTACTAAAGAAACTGTTCTTGATTTTATTTCTGACCCTGGTTCTGGAGTTTATACTTTCAGTGGCACAACTGCAATTCAAGCAAAAACAGGTGGCGCTTCAGCTGGTTCAGAAGCAAGAAAAATTACCATCAGTGGTAACTCACCATATCCAACCGAGAACAAACTGTTTGTAGAACTTCGTAGACCATCTATTGCTCGTTCAGGTAACCATACATTTGAATATCTTGGATTTGGTCCTGGTAACTACTCAACTGGTTTCCCAGTTCGTCAAGAAATTGTTCTTACTGATACTCAAGACTTCTACGCTCAGGCAAAGAGAGAAGATGCTGGTATCGTATTCTACACTGGTTTAAACTCTAATGGTGACCTTTATATTGGTAACCGTAAGATCAATGCTATTACTGGCGAAGAAACATTCCTAGAAAGAGCAGTTTTAACTGAATCGGAAGATACTACAGATAGTATTGGAACACTGGTAACCACATTTGACACGGCAGTTACTTTCAATAACATCATCACTGTTAATGGTGATGGTGGAGACATGGAAAGTTTCTTCAACTCTCCTGTTGTAATCAACAATGCTACATCGTTTGGGGCAGTTGAAAATTATCCATCACTCAAGATTATAACTGGCGAGGGAACTTCTGTTGGTTATGATGCTAAGTTAGAAAATAATATTGCTGGACAAAAGACTGGTGATATTGTCATTCATCAAAATAAAATTTCTTCTGCAATTTTTGATTTCAATCCAAGAGGTACACAAGATTATACTCTAAGAGTTGCGCTATCAAATAGAACTCCAGACTTCTTGAATACATTTGGAGCAACAACGGGTGGTCCAACTCAACTACAAAATACTGATTTTGGAACTAGAGACCCACTCAAGTCTGGTGATATTCAATTCAAGGGAGCACAGACATTATTCACTGGTTCTCTCGGTTGGGTTTATGCAAACGATTACATTCAGATTACAAATGTATCTGGCACAGGAACAACTCCACAAATTGTGGGCATTCAAGGTGCTGCAAGTGGAACAATTGTTAGATTGAATTGGAACACTGGTGTAACAAATACAAACGTTGGAATTACCACTGGTTCTCAAATTAGAATTACTGGTGCTGTTGGAGCTCTTGCAGTTGTAAATGGCGTATGGCCTGTTTACAGTTCTACTTCTCAACCATTCAACGCTTCAAATAACTTTGTTGATATTGCCATCACTGCTAACTTACCAATTTACAATATTGGTTTGAACAGTGGTAAAGGATATCCTGTTGACCAGATTGCTCAACCATCTATTGATATCTCTCGTTCAATTGCTGCATTCAAAGAAGTTGGAGTAATTGGTGCAGAGGCACTCAGAACAGAGACAGCAACAGTTGGTGACTACAAGTTAGGTATTAATACAGTTGCACGTTCTGCACATTCTGCATATCAAACTGCATTTGTTTCTTCCGAGACTACACCTAGAGCAAACTTAGATGTTGTTGGTACAGCATTCATCAGTGGTAAGAAGATTAATTCTTATCTAACTGAAACTGGAACCACTAAGACACAAACTAACCAAGACAATGCACTCTTGGTTGGTGGTGATAGTGCTACTCCAAACGATGCTGCTACTCTTCGTGTAATGACAACGAACAGTGGTAGAGTTGGTATCAATGCTACAAATGCTCAGTTAGACAGAAGTCTTGTTATTATTGGTGATGGTAGAGTTACTGGTGATTTCAAATTTGAATCTGATATAGAAGTAAATGGTGGAGATATTACAACCACAACTACTTCTGGAACATTTAACTTTGTAAATAATACCACATTCACTGGTACGCTAAACATTGGTAATTGGCCAACAACTGCAAACTTAGTAGCAAGAGCTGCTGCGTTGAATATTGCAAATATTACAACATCAACGCAAACAATTAATATTGGTAATGCTACTACTAACCAAACTCTTGCAATTGGTACAGCAGCAACAACTGCTACGCTCAATATTCATACTGCAGCAACTGCTTCAACAATTAATATTGGCACTGTAGCAAGTTCTACAACAAATACTTCTAACATTATAATCGGTGGTGCATTTGCTAACTCTGCTGGCAGCAGACTCACAATTAGAAATGCTAACGTACAAATAGATGGTGACCTAGAAGTTAATGGTGGAGACCTCAAATCAACTGCAGCAACATTCAATTTACTTGATATTTCTGGTGCAGTATCTACACTCAACTTCGCTCGTTTTGCATCAACCATTAACATGGGCGCAGTTTCTGGTACAACGACTATCAGAAATGCTCTAACAGTTAACAGTAAAATTACTGACTTTGGAGATTTCACGCTTATTGGTGGTTTAAGAAGTGCTGCTGTTCTAGCAACTAGAGGTTCGCTAAACACAACTGCCTCATTCCATAACGTAGGTTCACTATCAAATTCAAACGTAGACTTCTATGAATTTATTGATAATATTGACGGTAACATGGCAATTGTTAGCGTTTCTTCTAGCGCAATTAATGTTGTAGATAACTGGTTAAATAATAACGATAAGGTTGTATTCTCCAGTCTTGCTAATGTTACTGGTATTAGTAATGGTGTTGTATACTACGTTGTCAATAGAACTTCTACAAGTTTCCAAGTTCAAACAGCTCCATCTGGAAGCATTGGCATCAGTCCACTTACTCTTGTTACTACTGGAACTGTTAGTGGGTTTGCATCGCTTTACTACACTGCATTAGATGGACAGGGTGGTGCATCAATTAACTCTAGTGTAACAAGTATCGCTGTTAAGAATCCTAAAGGATTGAATCAGTTTGATTATATTCTGATTGACAGTGAGATGATGAGGATTAGCACTCCACCTGCTGCAACCGCTCCATACACATTCACAGTTGAAAGAGCGGTAGATGGCACAACTGCAGCAACTCACACTGATGACACTGCAGTCTATAAATTAAACAAAACAACTGGTGCTACTTTCATCGATCCAGGTCCAATTCCTGCTGCTGATGTTACTACAAACGTAACAGCTATTGATACAGTATCTAACTTCTTCACTAAAGCAGGCACAACGGGAATTTTCAATGGTCAAACAGTCAAGTTTACTTCGATTGGTTCTATCACAGGTATTAATACTACTGCCAATTACTTCTTGGCAAACGTATCCGCATCTGGCAGCAATCAAATATTCCAACTAAGCAGCACTTACCCAACTCTCAATGTTATTGACATTGGTGGTTCGTTGGGCACAACTCCAGTATTTGTTGTAGATGATAACTTCATCAACCTTTCTGAATTTGGTGGTTCACTAAAAGCAAATGACTTCTTGAGAATTGATAATAACGAACTTGTTCGCGTAACATCAGTTTCTAATGCAGACCCACAGGGACTCTTTATTACTGATGGTGGTTCACCAACTCAGTTAACTACATTTAGTGTACAGTCAACGACTGGTAATACTATAATTGGTAATCCCAACATTAGTGGTACATTTGGAACTGGTACACTTACTGTTTATGATACTATTACTTTCTCTGGTAATAGCGCCATTGATTCCACAGCACAACGATTGGTTGTTACTAATGGTACTACTACAGAAACATTCTCTGTACGAAGTGCTGATGGTTTAACAAATATTGCTGGTGCATTAACGGTTAATAATAATTTCTCTATCACCAATGGTGGAACAACCTTCTTCTCGGTTGCCTCTACTACAGGTAATACTGTTATTGGTAATGGCAATAGCGGAACACTTAGGGTAGAATCTAATGCTGGTTCTACTAGTACTTCTACTGGTGCATTAGTTGTTGATGGTGGTGTTGGTATTGGTGAAAATCTATATGTTGCTGGTGATGCATTTATTCAAGGAGGAGATTTAACTGTTTCTTCTTCTGGAACAACCAGATTTAAAGTCAACAATAATGGTTCTATTGACCTTGGAAACATTACAAACTTCTATACACCAACAGGTGGTAGAAAGTGGTTGTTTATCTCAACAGCTTCAAACAATGATGCAACTGCTCCAACTCTTGTTGCAAATACTAACTATATAATTAAACCAAGTGGAACTGCAACAAACTTAATTTTAAAACTCCCTCCTAATGCTCAAACTGGTGATATGATTAGAATTGTTGATGTTGGAGGTAACTTGACATTCAACTGTACTCTGATTATTAGAGCTCCTGGTGGTACTAGTGGTACTGGAATCAAGATTCAGGGAGATAACACAGGAAGCACAGCTGGTAGTCTTAGTGTAGCTCATACTGGTGGTGAATTAATTATTCAAACACCTAATTGTGGATTTGGATTGGTTTATGTGGGCGATACTGACGGCGCTGGCACAACGACAGACACCGACGCTAGAGGTTGGTGGTTAATGGAGATTTGATAAAATATGACACAGTACTATAATAATCAAAAATCAATGAAAGGTGCCTGCGTTGGCACAATTATACCTTGGACTGGTAGCTTGACTGAGATTCCAAGGGGATGGTTGCTGTGTAATGGTACATTTGAAAATATTGCTGATTATCCTGACCTTTATAGTGTTATTGGAGTAACATATGGTGCTGGAGTTGGTGTTTTTAGATTACCTCAGATTGGTAATAGAACATTAGCTGACATCAAAAATGACACAGCTTATATTGGTTCTGGACAACCATCTGTTGTAACGAGTTTGATGGGTAATGATGGTTCTAATAACACTTCTAATTTAGAAACATCAAATATTGATTTAAATGTTAATATTAGTAACGCCGCAGCAGCTGGTGGATATAATGCTGTTTTAACTGGGGTAAATCCAAACAACCCTGCTTATTTTGATGCTTTTAAAACTACTGAAAGAAAACTTGGTGATTTGCATATGGCTTCGCATAGTCATGAAGGAAGTTATCAATCAGTAACAAAACTGACTTCTCCTAGAGTTGAAGCATGTCAAGGATTTGGTGCTAACTCTCCTTTTACTGGTTGTGGACTTTTTGGTAATGCAGATTGTTGTGAAGGATTAAATCATTATTTGGTAGAATTAAACTGGACTGGAAATTCAGTTAATGCATTATATAAAAACTCTATTTTGGCTGGTTATCCTATAGGTGGTTCTGGAAACGACCCATCATATCTTGCTCAAGGAACTCCTACTGTAAATAGCCCACCTAGAGTTAATGCATCTCCTAAAAACTGGTTAGGTACTGTCGATGATACTGAGTTGAAATCGGAAGCTCTTGGATATGCTTGGAATTTTCCAACTACATTAAGTTCTGATTACACTAATTGGACTACAAACACAACCAGTCAACTTACTGGACACTCTCATGGAGATCTTAATTATTCTATTAATAGAGGTAATTTTAATTTAGCTACGCCAGTATCTTTATCTGATATTCAAACAGGAACTGTCGCTCCAGTCAATGTCACGGGAAATGTTGGAGTTTTAAAAGTAGAAGTAGATACTGCTACTCCATCCTTATCAATTACGTATATCATCAGAGCGTTCTAAGAAATGAGACACTATTCATTCGAAAAAGGAAAACACGGTGGAGTAGTAGGAACTATTCACCCATTTTCAACAACTTTGGTTGGTAATAATCCATCTTCTTTAGATTGGAAAACAAAAGTTCCCGCTGGGTTTTTGCGTTGTGATGGTGCTGTAGTTAATGCTGATTTATATCCAGCATTAGCAGATGTGTTAGGAGTCGGAGAAGATTCATTTTACAGAAAAGATGGTATTACTTTACAGGAAAGAAATTCCAGTGGAACTGGGGGTCAATTTCAATTACCAGATATTGGTTCCAAATATATTAAAGCTAGTTCACAAGGTAGTGGATACAATAACCTTTTGGTAACTACGACAACTGGTGCTAATCAAAGAAGAGTAGGTGTTGCTGTAACTTTAAATTCTAATTTAGGCACTGGTAATACTGTAAATGCAACCGTTGTTTATAGTGGAGCATTTGCAGCTCCATTAAACACTTTATCTATGTCTGGTAATTTTTCTCTTACCATGAATACCACAGTGGGTGCTGCTAATGTAACAGTTGACCAAATTTTACCTCATGCACATTTTGCAAACACAGTTTCAGCAGAAGATCCAACTAATAAAAGAGGAAATGATAATGTTGATAATGGGCAAAATTACAGCGCAAAGGGGCAATGGGACGTTGAAGCTGTAACAGGATTTGTTCCTTCTACTGGATTGAATTTGGCCGATACTTCACACGATCATTTAGTTGAAAGAACAGCTATTAGTAGAGCATTAGTACCAACAGTTCCTGCTTATAATATAAGTGCAGAAAATATTTCAACAGCTGTCACATTACGTGTTAGAAGTACTTATGTTATGAATGATTTGCAATCTAGATTTATATTAGTAGAATACCTTATCAAGTACTAATCATGCCAGTTAATTACGCAAAAACACAAAGAAGAGTTGGAGCAGCTATTGGCACAATTATATGTGCTCCTAGACCATCTGGATGGAGTTCTGGTACGGATAACTGGAACTTAACTACAAATTTTCCAGGATATTTAGAATGCGATGGCACTGCTCTCAATCCAAATAATTATTTTGCATTATATCAAATAATTGGTACTACTTATGGCGGTAGCGTAAGTGGTTCTTATCCAAGCTTTACTGGAACATTTAATCTTCCTAATTTTCGTGGTAAATATGTAATGGGAACAGGAACAGTTGATGGTAATACTGGTATTGCTCCTGGTCTAACACCCCAATTTACTGCTTCTGGTTCTACAGGTGGTTCATATAATGATTGTGGTGCTACTGGAGGAACATTTACAATCAATACTGTTAGGCAATTACCAGCTGGTAGTGAAATTACTCCTGGCTCTCCTGGTTCGCCAATTTCTATTGGCGGGGCGGCAACAGATACCTTTGAAATTGGAACTTTCAGAACATCTGGTTTCAGTACGGCGGTTGCTCAACCAAATGCTAATATTACAGGAAACGTGAGTTGGACTACTGGACCAATTAAAACTCAAAAAGTGTTTGGTGCTATGCCTCATGGTCATACATTAGTATCAACAAGAGTCATAAGTTCAACTGCATCATCAACTGCAGATGGCGGTCCTGGTGGACCCGATAAAATGCCATTTTATCAAAGTTCAACTGGTGGCATTGTTTCCTACACTCGATTTGTACCAACATGGGCAGGCTCAGGAAGCGGAGCAGTTGGAACTATTACGATTACAGGTGGTGTAGTTACTGGACAGAGTGTTACATCTGGCGGTAGTGGATATGTTTCACCTCCTGGAGTTACTTTTACTTTT